ACTTCCATTATACGAAGCATGAGCAGCTACAGCTCCAGACATTTTTATTTAATATACGAATATATTTTTTTTTTAAATTAAATTCGTATATTAATTTTATTATCTGTTATATATTATTAAAAATATTAGTATAATTTTACAGTCGATATACCATCTTTATAAGTTACTAATATTTCTCCCCTACATGTTACGTTAATGCTTGCCTTTTTAGAAATATTAATCCCAGACTGTGTTAACCCCGGTGCATTATATGTAAGTTCTAGTCTTATATTATCAAACCGATCAAGGAGAATAGAAGAACCACTAAACGCCTTAGATGCTAATGGGAAAACATAATATTCGTTACCAGGTGCAATATTTAAATTATCTATTGTAAATTCATTTGAGTATAGTCCAAGTGATTTATTTGTAATACCTTTAAGTATAGAAGCATCCATTACACCAGAAAACGATTTTGAATTTAAAAATAATTCTGCATTTTTTAAAACAGGGATTTTTGTTTTATCAGAAAAACTTGGGAAATTAGAAGTTATTATAAGATGAGAGCAATACAAACTAAAATTATCAAGGTCTATTATTATTTTATTATCAGGATATAGTTCTGATGGAAATATTTTATTTATACTCTGAGATGTTTTAACCCTTTTTGGTATAATACCATTAGCAGTAAGTTTAGCACCAAGTCCACCAAGCCCCCCCGTTGTCCTTTTCTTGGAAATATTGTTAAAATATTCTTTCTCATTTTTAGTCATTATAAAATGTTTCCCAAATAACTTACTAGTTAATATGGCATTTGGGTTCCATGAATAAGGTGCATTTGTTATATATTGACCAACACCCCTCTGTTTATTCTCGAGGTTGTAAATTGGGGCTGTAAAACCTTTTGTTGCATGTACATTATTTACATCCCAAATGTCTTCAAAATTGGAATAAAAAATTCTAATTTTAACCTCCTGTTCTTTTGCCAAAAAAGATAAAAAACCGTCCTCTGTATTTTGAGTAAAATTTTCTAATTGACCCCCGACAGTTTTTGTTAATAAAGGAAGATGAATTACAGCTTGATATGATTTACCGGGTATCCAATTATCATTTTTCGTAGATTCTCTAGTACCGTCTCCCCTCAAGAATCCGTATGATTGAAGACCGGAACGTCTATAAGCACTTTCAGATAATTCAGTTGCGTTAATAGCTAAAATATCATCATGTTCTAGTAATTGCCAAATTTGTGTACCTACCTTAAATTCTATTCGTTTTATTATCCTAGAAAGAGGGAAAGTAACTTTACTTTTTAAATTTGAGTCTGCCCAATGTGGATTATCATATTCATCTAGTTCGGGAGGTAATACAGCTCCTTCTGGAACTTCCTTGAACTGTTTCTTCCAACTAATAGGGTTACCTATATCTGGTAAATTAGAAAAATCTGTTATATCATAATTAGATCTTTTCTGAGCATTGTTTATTAGATTAAATACATCTAACATATTGGCGAACTTTTCATTTGCATTTTTCTTAGGTCCGGGTGTAGGTGCGGGTGTAGCAATATATGTAAATGCATCTGTTATATTAGAAGTTCCACTTATGATTTCATTTCCATCGACCGTTTGAATCCCCGTTTCTGGTGCTCCTATAGAAATTGTATTACCGTCACCTGAAATAGAAACGGATGAACCAAATCTATATCCACTGTCTTGTCCGTTTCCTATGTATTCTATAGATGTTTTTATTGTTGTAGTTCCTTCTGTGTAAGGACTGTGAGGTAATATATCCCCGTTAGAATCAATATTTGAATAAGGTATATTATTTCCAGTGAGATCAGTAACAATTTTAGTTGAATAATTTGATTTATCGTGCTTCTTGTCTTCTGATATTATGTTTTTAAGAATGTATGTATTATCAAGGGTTTTATCATAAACTAACACTTCTCCACAAGGAACTATATATTCGTCTACTCCATTAAATGTTCTATAGTAATCGCTTGAATTTTTAGCAGCTCTTTCAAGAATAGTTACTCGACCGTCCATACGATTATTTTGCGAAGAGTAATAATAGAGGGTTGGCGTGTCTTCAGATACTTCTATAGTTGTAATATTATTCTCAAAATCTATAGTAACCCCATTAGTATATTCGACACCTGAATTATGTATCCCATTAGGTGTTGTAGAAAATCTAATAATAGGATCTGGATGAACAGGAAGTATTTCAGATTCCTGGTAAAAATGATACGCATACATCCAATTAAATTCATATTCGTAAATACCTGGTTCATAAACCTTTTTATATAATTTCCAGGGCCCAAAATCGGTGCTAGTATTGTAGGGACTTCTAGGTGCAATACCCTCTCCCTGACCTAGAAAATCCCAAGAAGTTAAAATTATAGGCCTCCGATAAAAACCGCTATATGACTGATCCGCGAGGCCATCCTTGGTAAGGAGATAAACTATAGTTCTTTTATTAAATTCTCCTGTTATAAATGTTCCTTCCCATAATCCATGGGGATGATATAGTACCGGTTTTTCACTTGCAAAATTCATACCGGCATCTTCTAACTTAGTCAAGTCAAAATAGTTAGTGCTAAACCTAAAATTAGAGTGTCCATCACCGGTTTTAATAGACCACGCATGATCAGAATCAAATACATTATCAGATGTTACAACATAAGGCCACGGAGAGTTGGGACCAGAAAGGCTTTCTGGCCAATCATCGAGGGAGGGGTGTCCTTGAATGTGGCTAGCGTAAGGGAACTGTGCCCACCCAGGGGTCGATGGAGGGACTTCAGAGGCAAGATGAGGCGTTAAAAGAACTTTAAAGGATTGTGTGTTTTGTAAAAGTGGAGTTCCTTTAAACTTGTAAGTGTTTAATTTTACTAATTCAAGGTTAGGTTGAAGTTTATCGTTTATTCTAAAAAGATAATTAATAACTGATGAATCATCTGTATTCAAGATTGAACTGTCTATAACTACATTATATTCAATTGTTTTAGGTCCAGAATCTTTTGGTATATTCATTGGTGCACCTATTACTAGACGACTACCATCCAAGTTTAAATCTAGTGAGTATTTCATTCTGGGATATTTCCAATGAGTGTCTATAAAATCTAAAGGACTTTCAAAAACTGGTGATTCAGAACCTGCTATAGGATCACCTATTACAGACCTGTGTCTAAAACCTGTATCATGGTATCCTTCTGGATATATTGTATTTCCTATTTTAGTCCAAGCTCCATCAACAATATTATGTATTGTAATAGCAGGTTCTCCTACACCCCTACTTATATCGTTTAATCCATCGTTTATATAAGAATTGTATATAGAATATCCGTCTTCTGGTATAGGTTCTATCCAAGGAACTGCTCTTTGGAATGAGATTCTATTTCCCATACCGGATTGGTTTTCATTATAATAATAAAGTGTGGGCATTGATTTTGCAGCTCGGATAATTGTATGACCGAAACCAGTATTAGCCTGAGGAATGCCTAATATAGGATCAGTCCCCGTGTATATTCCGCCAGAACTATTGGATGTAACATTAACACCATCAATTGGTATATACTCAGTTCCCTGGTTATGAATACCATCTGGAGTAATAGAAAAACGAATGGGATGGTCTATTGGCCATATAAAAACATATAGATTTCCATGTATAAAATTTAAAGTTGGGCTCTCTACTCCATCTATAATAAATTTAAGTAGACCTGAGCTATNAACATCAAAAGTAACTTCAAAAGGAGCTCCGTCAAAAAACTGACTATTTAAAAAAGCGCGGTCTATTTTTTTATAACTAGACACGTAATTATCATCAGAACCGGCTACAATAATTTCTCCATTTCCACTAGCAGATATATTATTAGAGGCTCCAATAAGATCACCCCCTGATTCTCCTAGTATATCGTCCCCAACTTTATTAAATATAATAACACTATCTGTAAATTCATTCATCCTTTTATAAATTCTTATATTACCAGTTTGAAGTTCACCAGAGGCCCCAAAGGATATAATATTAGCATCATCACTTATTGTTACTGATGCACCAACATTTTCATTAACTGTAGTTCCTAAATATTCCCACTTCATAACCCACTGATCCACACCCGTCCAGTTGGGGTTGGTAGAAGTTACAAAATTATATACCCTAACTCTACCGGCACCTGAAATTGTACCACCTAGATCGTCATATGGGGCCCCTATAATTATTGTTTGACCGTCTGCACTTATCCCAACAGACTGTCCAGCCTTGGCTCCAGCAGATTCTCCATATATATCTGTCCCAACCTGACTCATTGTATAATTTGTTTGGGTCACGCTAATAATTTCAAGAACTTGAACTTTACCCGAATTAGTAACATTAGAGGAACTTAATGGAGATCCAACTATGACATATATAGGGGAAGGCAAAAACCCACCATGTGTCAAACCGGCTACTGCACTGGTTACTGCAGTAGAATTAACCGCCACTGCGCTACCAAATCCATCGCCCGAATTTATCCCTGAAACGCCTCCAGACCACCACGATGACGGCGAGTTATTATTTATCGTTATCAGGGGATCCCACCATAATGTACCATCCCCTTCCCTCCTATCATCTACAGACGGGATAGGGTTACCGCCACCAAGCTTTATGAATGCTTCTCTAAAGATTCTAATTTGGTTCAAATATGGCTCCCCTGATACTATCAAAGTGCCATATTTATTCATTGAAAGTGCGGTACCAACGGCATCTGAACTACCAGTCCCTTCTATATGAAGATTATTGAGAGCGGTCGCCAAAGTTGCTGCATTGTAAGTTCCGGAAGGGGCATTTGCTTGTTCTAACCAGTGGGTGGGATAAATATCTGTAAGCAAAGCCCAACCTGTAGAGTAACCCACCTGACCAAGAGTTCCACCTCCTTTTTGGAAAACCCTGATATGACCCTTACCCCCATCAAAACCCGGAGACCCTACGGCAATTCTATTACCAGCTGAACTTATTGATACTGAAGTACCTGCCATATCTCCCACTGCAACACCGTCTATATCGTCATTGTAGTTCCACGTTAAAAACTCTTTGACATAAACTCGCGCGTGTCCCTGTGATGATGAATTGTTTGGTGCCCCGGCTATAAAAGAATTTCCATCCGTGCTTAAAGAAACTGAATACCCAAAATTATCACCAGGACTTTCACCGTCTATGTTTACATTATGTTTGTTATATTCTGTTGCACTTACTGAATAACTATAGTCTATATCTAGTTCCAAAGACTTTCCATTTTCTATCCTACGAACATCTTCCCATGCCCATCTTGGATATAAATTGGGTCTTTTTGAGTATACTGCAACTGTATTACCATCTGAACTCATTGTCATGTCAATGGCCTCATGACCAGCTGGGACAGTAAGTCCAGAATACATATCTCCAGATGAATGATTCATATATACCCAATTTCCTTCTGAATTCTTTTCTATAACTCTTACCTCACAATTTGCAGGAGTTGGCCAACTTGGATTATCTGTTATTTGTACTCCCATGCCAATAATATTACCTACAGCACCAGAGGCTGTACTATAAGTTTCTAAAGGTAAACTTCTTCTATCGACGGGGGTTGGAGCATCTGTTATATACACTATTCTATTACCGTCTGAACTCATTTTAACAGCTTTTGCCGCCCATCTTTCCGGTTCTCCTGCGATGTATGTATTTCTTATGTATAAATTTATTATTTCAGGTAATTTAAAGTCTAAGTTTTGGAGTAAATAGTGTCCTCCGTTATTTGGGTCCCATGTTCCAACCTGATATTCACTCATTCTATTGAATGCATAAGCTGGATTAACTGGCATAGCATGTACATCAGTCTTTGTTGGCCAGCCATTTATCGTTCCATAATAACCGTTTTCGGGATCTTCATCAGAATAAAGTGGTATTATTTGATAATCAAAAACATTGGCACCAGAACTGGCGTCCCTGGGTAAGGAATAGCCTTCTCCAAGAGGAGAGGAGGTGCTTCCATGAATAGGTCCAGTATAACCGTTAGAACCACCTTGGGAAATAAATTGATTGTAATGCTCTTTAAGAGCTTCATCGAAATTTAACATTTTTCTGTATATATATTGATGCCATATATCTTTATCTCCTCTTCCAAAAAGTCCTAAATCTTTTATATAATTTACCTTGTGATTTATCCATCCATTTATTCTATCTGAATCATTATATCCTATTCCTCCAATATTATCCTGATTAGGACCATGGTTTGTAGGATCCCAGTATCTAATCCAAACATTACATGGATGTGGTTTATACGCATCTGAATTCCCCGGAAATCTCGCTTCTTTAAAATATGAATAATGATTGAATGGTATAGTTGCTTCCCCGAAAGTTGTACCAGAGGAATTTGTTTGATTTTCGATGTTTATAGAATTTCTTATTGTGTCAAATTCTTCAGTGTTTGAAAGACTAGGTTCATAAGGATTACTAGGATTAATACCATTTTTTTTAAAATTAATAGAATTCATATAACCAGAATTAGAAGCTTTTATGTCACGCGGGTAATTCACTCCGTATGGTAGAGGATGATAGCCCCCAGCGCCGGTATTTGCCAACATAAATTCTGACAATGTTGTTTCTTCGGGGGCTTGTAAAATTCTATGACCAATTCTGGGTCTCATTTTAATAAAATCAGAAAAAGGAACCGTTTTAGAGTCTAAAATTCTTTCCAATGATGCCCTAGCCCAAGATTTAGAAAGACTATGTGTTTTTAAACCTCCATTGCGGTTTATATCATAAATACTATCCCAACGATGTCTTCTACCATACTCTGAAATAAACCATGCCCATTTCCAATTATGAGCAGTTTCAGGATTTTCTTGCGATGGAATGCCGGACATGAAATAGACATTTCCGCCATACGGAAAATATCTGTATTCATCAATAAGATCATAATCTCCTGGGAGAATTTTATCAAGATCACTAGTTCCTCCCAACTTCCATGTTTTATAATCAATAAGTTCAATAGGTGCACAAGCGTGACTGTTATTTATTGTATTCCCTGATAAAGCTCTTAAATCTAAAGATGCTAAAGAATTTCCATCACCCGACAACGATACATCCCAAGCGCCAGGAATCCCTTTGTAATCCATATCGGCTCTACTGTATCTACCTACATAACCTTCATTAATAAATTTCCACCCATGAGTTTCTGTATAATCAAATGTCCCGCTCCAACCATTATATGGAGCTCCCGAATTTTTATTAGACTCGGCAACAACTATACGAGTACCGTCTGCGTTTATACTAATGTATTTATTGTTTGTAAAACCATGGAGTCCACCTTGTGTAAAACCAGCAAAATTAGTAGACTCTGCATTGAGATCCGCTGGTGTATTAGCACTTAAATCTGGATTTACGACACTACTATGATGATTTTTCCCCGTCCATTCTAAAGTCATACCATTAGCAGATGGGTCTGTAAAAATAGTATTACCATTTGCAAACCCGTTTTGAGGACCAGGAACGATAGTGTCATTTATACCAGGTCTCTTAGGTGGTGTAAATGTAGACTTAGGAGGATGTAATACACCTGATAGTACCCAAATCCCCTTTTTCTTTTTATACACTCTAATCTTTCCAATATGTCTTATAGTATCATCTATACTTAAATTATCAGGCCTTTTCATATAATGCCCAATTGGTACTCCGTGTACTATATTATCATGAGTCCAGTGCGGCGGCTGGCTGGCTGGAATTGTATTCCATGGCATATTGGCAGCGACGTCTTTAACACCTGCTGTTACCAGTCCGTCTCTAGATATTGTAAACCCCTGTCCAACTGCCATTGTATTACCATCTTCGCTTATGGCAACACACTCCCCGTTAAAATCTGTATGACCATTCGGTTGGTCATTTACAGAAAAACTATTAGATGTTATACTTTTAACTTCCCCATCTTGTAAACCAGTTGTCTGATTTAATGTCTCTAGTGGGTGCGAACGTGTTGTTTTGTCATTATAATAATTCACTAAATCAATAGTATCATTTTTATTAAGATACGATTTAAATAAATCACTTGCTACAACACCCTCAGAAGTGTATATCTCAAATTCCCCATTTCCATCTAAAGCTAAAAATTCATTACCAGTATGTTTTATTATATTGGCGTCTTCTTCAGTTAATACCCCGGGAAATCTACCTGGGGGTGGACCGTCTGTTACTTTAGCACTTAAATGATTGTCATTTGCGGTTTTGATTAATGATGTGTTTATCCAGTTATTAAACCCTTCTAGAATATTACCTGAATTATCATGGGGTTGATTTACCTGACTATCAACTGTTGTCATATGAACAGAATCAGACTTAGATATTATACCAGTATTAACTAATTCATTTGGTTCTTCGCCTGTTAATGGATTAGTATCATAATAAGTTCTTAACCCTTTTAATGTTTTTCTCTGAGCGGGAAGTTCCATCCAATGTTCATCATCACCGTCTCCTCTATTTGGGTATCCATTTTGTGAATATGCAGAAGGTATCCCATTAGAATCGTAACTAATAGATTCGTCTCTTTTAAAACCCTGTTGATAACCTATTATACTACTCTTAGGTTCTGTTTCACCTTCTTTTATTCCCCTAATAGAATAACCAACTGGTTGTGTATTATTTAAAAATTCATGATTTGGATCAGATGGTTTTTGTAACAGGGTGGTTATAGTTCTAGGATAAGAATCTTCTATAATATCTAAAACGGGGATATTAAAATCTACATTTAATGCCAGGTAAATGTCTCCTATACAATCAATATCCCTGTTAACAGAAAACGTCTGGCTACCCCCCCACGTACCCTGTTTTGTAGAAGTAGATGTCGGTATTTCTAAAAGATTTGATCCATGTAAGATTTGTTTATCTGTATCTGTTTTATTCCAAAATACAGAAATAACTTCTTCATCTTCATCATCTACTTTATCTAANACAGCTAATCCTTGNGTTCCAGTGCCATTGTAAGATGCTATAGCTGCAAAAGACCCAGTTGCCATATAATATATATTATTAATAACATATATTATATTACAATTTAATTCGTATATTACATTTATTTTAGGCAGCAAAAGATATAGAACCACCAACGGTAGTTTGTACGGTAGTACCTACGGCCGTGGCAACAAGTTTTGGAGAACCTAAACTTGTCCATGCGGATGTAGAATTAAAACCAGTTTTGACCGGTCTACGAGTGTTTCCACTGATAGTTGAAGCAGCATCAATATTGCTCGAAAAAAGACTTGTTTTTATTCTAATGTTTAGTTTGGCATTATTGCATTTAGCCAATGGAATACCCGATGTACTGAACGCTTCATCGGCTAATTTTATTACATATATCCCAGAATCTTTCATGTCTTTTAATCCGAACTCATCTAGATTAGCTGTTTTTATAGCGCTAGATGGTATAAACCCAGTTCTTTCTCCACCTACTACTAATTCTATTGAATGCAACCAATCTCTTGTATAACCAACTAAAGGAATATCAGGTAAAAATTCTTTTGTTGTTGAACCTGTACTGGGTAACTCAAGAACACCGTTATTTTCAACTCCAGTCTTAATATTAGAATTACTTAATCCAGCCCCGATTTGATATGTAGATAGAGATGGCTCGGTTTCGTAATTAGTGTGTTTTAATAGTCCTAAACTATTAGTCATAAAATCTCCGTCATTATTTTCAGGAACTAGGGGTCCAGCCGTCTCTACCCCATCCTTACCACTATACCATCCATCGAATAGGGGTTTTTTAGTTAAATTTGTCATCCATGCACCATGTCCAGCAGCACCAGAAGAAGCGCCTGTTGCATTGGCTATAGTCTTAGCAGCATCATACTTATTACCCTTTGTAAATGGCCATGGTTTTGTCAAATTTCCAACGGCAAAACTGTTTGTATTATCAACAGCTGGTACTCTTAAAGATAATAAAATATGACTGCAATTGCATTCAAACTTGCTAATATCAAACGATATCTCTTTATACTCCCCCTGTGGTTTAGGAAGTGTGGTATAATTATCTCCAGACGCAGTAGGAGCGGTTGTAACAGCGTTTATAAGTTTTTCGGGATTTTCATACTCAAGAGTCTCTGATGTTTTCAACACCCTGTTAACAACGTTATTTCTTATAAAATTTTTCTCAGTTTCGGTCATCATATGAGTTGTAATAGTTGCACTAGTTTCAAACTTCCAGTTAGTTGGAATCATACTGGTGTTAGATGTTAATTTTTGAATACCAAACACAGGCCATATACCACCGGCCCCATGGAGACCCTCGTGTTCGTGACCAGTATTGTCAACATTTAAAGCGTCTGTAAACATAACTGGGTCAAATTTATTATAATAAACTTTCATAGATAGTGTATTTGTTGTAGAACCCGCCTGTAAGAAAGCGGAATTCATTTTAGATGATCTTCCTGTGAAAGGTATAGAAATTGACCATTCTATAATGTTATCCTTAATAGATGCGGTACCTATATTACCTGTATTAGGGTTATTAACATTTGTGAAAATATTAGGGTATTCCCCACTGTTGTCAGTGCTTCCAGACATTACACATGGGTTATTGGTTTCGGTTAAATTTCTGGCAAATATAGCATCAGGTGTAAGAGTATCTACAATCAGTCCACCCAACTTTATTTCTAATTTATGTATGAGGGTTAATAAGAATGTGTTTGAAAAATAAACAGCTGTGCTATTTGCAAAAGATGGGGGGTTATTTCCAGCATCAGAACCAACAGGTATATCAAATGACATTCTACCTGTTAGTATAATATTACTGATAGCATCTATGTCATCAGGTAAATCAAAAATGTCTTGATTTGTAGACTGAGATGGACTTCCAGTTGGGAACCCTGTCATACTACCAATAACAACCGTTTGTCCAGTTCCATTTATATACTTTGTATTACACTTTGTTAAAAAATCTGATTCTATCAATGTGTCTTCTACGTATTTATTGGCTCTACATACAGATTGAGAACCAGTTGAATTAAACGTCTTGATGGCTACATTACTAATACCCATGTCTTTTATTTAAATGTATATATTTTTTTTTTAATAAAAACGTTTAATTTGTGTTTTTTAAATAATAATGTATAATAATACCTGATGTCTCAATTTGAATGTAATATAAGAGATTTGATAGATTCTGATACAAACACGGACAATAACGAAATACATGTACAATCTGTAGAAGAAGAAGAAATTCCATTGACACTAGATCAGCGTCCGCAAATTAAATCAAATACTCCTAACAAAAAGATATCAAATAATGTAAAAACACCACAGAAAGAAATTGTAAAGTCTACTATTTGGGAGGTGATTTTAAATGATATGAAAGATAAAAAAAATCATAAGTTATTTATGGTAATTATTTGTATGTATATTTTATTGAATTCTCAACCAATTTATAAATTAATTTATGATATGTTTCCTTATTTAATGGAATCTGTCACAAAGGTTAATATAAAAGGACAGTTTTTAATAGCGATTTTAATTTCTATTGGAGTTATAATTTCAAAATCTAGTTTATTCGTGTAATGTAATCATTTCTTTTTAGACTTGGGTGGTCCTATAGATTGTGTTTTATTGGTAATCCTGTTTTCCATACCAAATAGAATATTTTCCAATGTAAATTTTTCAAAAATAGGAAGTTCTTCCTGTTTTGTTTTTGGTTTTTTCCATCCCAATGCACTCTCAAGTCCTGGTGTAATAGGTATAGGAGCACTTTGATATTCTCTACAACAACCAAACTCTCCTTCACTTTCGGATAGACACTTCTGACAAAAACCTGAAGGAGTTAACTTAAAATAAATATTATTATGAGAATGAAAATCTCCCTTATTCTGACAATACTTTGATTTTGTTGCTATGATATAAACAGGATTTTCTTTAGATTTTTGTATGATACGAATATCTTCAGATTTATACAATGACATAAAATTTTTAAAGAATTTAATAATAGCATGATATTCGCATGAATCTTTATCTAGTCTTGTAAACCCTTTTCTAGTGGAAGTATCTTCAGTATCTTCAGTATCTTCGTAGATTTGAAGATTAATAGTTTTTGTAACATTTTTTTCTTGTGTTCTTACGCTAGTTTTTTTAATAGCTAATAGATTGTCATTGATGTATTCATCTGTTAGTTTTTCATCGACGTCTTTACCATTGTAAACAGATTTAATGATGTATACTCTATTTTCGTAATGTTTAACACCATCTGATATAGAACACTTATCCGAACCAATAAGTCTAAGACCATTAGCATCATAAACACATTTGTCTATAATTTTATCCCAGTTGTCATGGCAGTTTTCTAATTTACCAAATTCTGTAGTAAGACGAATTATGATGTTTTTACGAATAGATTTAGCAATATCTTTATCAACAAAAATTTCTGGCCAATGTAGATGATACCCCTGTTTGATGTATTTTACACCCGATTTAATATTTTCTTTACATTTGTCGGCGGCGGTGATTATACACGTGTAGTTTTTTTTATAAATATTTTCGATAACATCTTGTATAACTTGAATAAAATTGGATATATCTATAATCTCCGTTGAATTGAAATCAAAATCGATAAAAAATTTAAATACATTTGTTTTTCTTTCTACTATACAATTTTTACAATTTATGTATTTTGAATACATTTCTTGAAACAATTCATAGTCCTTAGATATGTCTAATTTACCCCCATCTAGTAAAAAATGTGTTACATTTTGTTTATTAGAATCTGTTACAATTTTACCAGTAGAATAAAACCATGATGTTAGTGGATTATCCATTACAATACATATGTATTTATATATTAAAACTTTATATATATTAAAATTTACTCTTTATCTTTTTATCTTTTTATCTTTTATCCTTTAAATTTTATAGTTACATTTAAATTATTTGTATATATACCCTTTACTGCACTAGGAGATAAAACAGTGCGCTTATCCTTTCTTTTATTTAGAAGTGTTGTATTCATATCTGAATCTATCAGTGAAATATTACTTATAGCATACTCATAAATTTTATTTTCTAATACCCACCTAAAAAAATTTAATTGTCCAACAGTCGTTACTATCTCTTTATCTAATGTTTCGTATTCAGGTGTGTATTCTTTCCATTTTAATGTATTCATGTCTATGATTATTCTTCTCTGTCTACAAAAGGGGTCAAAATATTTTTTAGAATAAGCTTTTAACTGATTTTTATAGTCTAGATATATATTAAAATAAATCGTATCACCATTTGATTTATGTAAAGGATATATAATATTGTATTTTTTTGAATAATTTGTTACGAGCCAATCCAATAATCTCAAGCTTAAAGGAGTATTTTGATAAACTATGTCACGAAGACGTGACATTTTATTTTTATAGAAATTTACCAAAAAGTTTATAAGTGTTTCTTCTCTAGTAGAAAAAGTCATTAAAATATAATATAAATTGCCTTTAAATTTATTTAAAGACTGTGAGCTATTATATATTATGTTATTGATATAGATGTTATCCGAAATAGTTGATGAAGAATATAAAAAACAAATCATATTCCTACTTAATAATAATTGGACGGGAAGAACCGATTATTATTTCCCAGCCCAAACATCAGTTAATGTGGAAAAAACCCATTTTACAAAACTGAAAAATTATAAATACATATATACAAAGAAAAATACAGTTGATACGAAAAGGGCTATACTATTTACATTTATAAATTCTAGAGCAGAAAATGTATCTGTTGTAATTCTTAAAGACTTTATTATGTATAACATGTGTATAAATTGTCATCATGAGTACTTCTATGGTAGTATATTTGATATTTCGTTTACCGAAGAAAATATTACAATATGTGATGTATTTATGATAGGGGGGAATAAAGTAAATACCTTTTCTTATTTAGATAGAATGTCTGAAGCAGAATATTTTGTAAATAATACATTGGAATCAGACCCTAAATTAAACATTATAAAATATTCCCTATGTATTTCAGATATTTTAAATAAGAAATTGAATGAAAATGAAGAGTTTTTTATGATACCAAATAATTTGCCTATTACAACGGGTGTAAATTATTCATGTTTTAAATGGAAACCCGCAGATAAAATTACATTTAGCCTGTTATTCGAAGACGACGATGAAGATGTAAATATATATACAACCAATTTTAAAAAATTGAAACAATTTGCTAAAATTAGAAATAATACACCGGAAGGTGTAGGATATATCAAATCAATTAAAGGTCTTGAGAATTACAAGAGTGGGTGTATAATCGAGGTTAATGTAGACACATTTAATGATAAGATGGATATAATAAAAGTCCTTGACTATAAGACCATACCGACAACAATCAGGGCAATAGAAAAAATACTCCACTTAAAAAAAGAAAATATTACCATTGAAGACATAAATAGTCTAAAAAATTAAAAAATATTTTATTTTAACTAAATCATTTAAGTTCATAATAAGAACTAATATGATTTAATTATTACATTTAATTTACACTATAAACTACACACTAAATTACACTTTTACCAGATACCGAAACGCGAACGACGCTGACGACGACGGTAGGCGGCACGGGCCTTGATGGCAGCCTTAGTCATCTTTAGCTTCTTCGAGCGACGACGACGGGTAGTCTTCTTCGAGCGACGGCGGTACGCACGACGAGCCGCAATAGCCGATTTAGTCATCTTTAGCTTCTTCGAGCGACGACGACGGGTGCGCTTGGTGCTCTTACGGGTGCGACGCTTGCCAACGTAGACCTTGCGACCCTTGGAACGGTAGAAGAGGGCACCAGTCTTACCCTTGTAAAGCTTGCGCTTACGACCAGCTACTACAATCGAGGTCTTAGCCTTCGAAATTTTACGGGTACGGCGGCGACGGAGTGGCGAACGACGGGACTTGCGCTTAGGTGAACGGCGCGAGCGGCGGCGCTTGGCGCCAAAATATAGATCAAGAAGGTCGGACATATTTATTTTAATATATACAAAAGAAATTAAATTAAAATTAATTGAAAAATAAATCATTTAAATTAAAATTTTTATAAATTTAGAAATTACATTATCTCTAAAATCGTGTATATTCATAAATTCCATTAAAATATTTTTATCAGTTTTTTTCATAGAGAATGGTTCGGGTAACTCATAATCAAATGTAGTGAATATATCTCTACATATTTTGTAATTAAAATTGTCGGTTAATTTTACCCCACATGATACAGCATTTTCTATACACCCNTGTTTTTTAATAAGGTTGAATGCAGTTATTGGACCTATTAAGGGTATAGACTCTGTATAATCACAACCAGATAGAATACAATAATCCACAAAATTATCTATTTGCATATCAATATCTGATAGTAATTTTTCTAAATTAATCTCGGTTATTTGCTTATTAATACCTGTTTTAAGAACATAAGGACAACCAAACGTAAGAGCATCGGAATCGTCTGTAACAGTGTAATCTACTAAATTGTTTTTTTGTAGAAAAGCACAATACTTCTCTGCATCATTAGGTGCTGTACAGTAAGGAATTCCAGATTTTTCTAGCAATTCTTTACATTCNTCGATGTGATACTTCTTTATGATTATAATCTGTGATTGTAGTTTTTGAATTTCGTCATTTATTTCATTTTCTTCGCNCNGACTTTTAGGGACTTTTTCCTTAAGTTCATCTAAACGAAGGTATAATTTTTGTTTAATAGCCTGCCTCTTTTCTAGAGTTATGTTTTTTGCTTCAGGAGGAACTCCATCAAATATAAAAACAGGTAGAATTCCGTTCATTACATAAAATTTTGCCCTATTTGCTATACCAACTAGATGAGAATTTTCTATATTTGATGCATATTTAAATTTATAAAGTAGTATACTACAGTCTATGGCTACAATTTTACCATAGTACTTTCGAATGTCATTTTGCGTTATACTGTCAGGTGAATGCTTTTTGATAAGGGCGTTTAATCCTCTAATTCCCATTTATAATTATATATTTTATTCTTTTAAACTATTAAACGAAATTAAATTCATCTGAATCAATCGACTATTAGACATTCAGTAAGATTAACGGGTGAAACGTCTGAATTGTCTTCTGATGTAATATCTAGAACTCTCTTAGGAAGTTTAAATTGGGGATGACATTTAATTCCCACTTCACGGTAATGAACTACATCCTTCCAAAACCTGTCTAGAATAGGCAAATTCTTCTTAAGCCACTTATGATTAATGTAAGTTCTTACAATACTCATAGTTTTCGGGGGGAAATATTCAATAAAATCAGAAACTTCTAGTCCGCAAATGAACATATTCAACTGAACCTGAGGATAATAATACTCTGGAATCTTTCCTGGGATAATCTTTCGCTTATAAGGACACTTAACTTCCAATAGAATAGG